AGTCCAAGCCAGTCAAGGCAACCTCCTCGATTCCGTGGAAGGTGGCTCTGGCCCTCTTTGCAAAGCGCTCTGGGTTCACCAGGGAGCAAACAGCCAAGGTGCTGCTCGAAGCAGTGACCTTCGCTCTCGACACCGAGAAGGACAAGGAGAAGCAACTCCTTGAAGAGATGGGTGTCGGAGATGCTCTGGCGATGCTTGACCGAGAGGTCTTCGACAAGCTGCCTAAGAAGACTCGTGATGGCAACATCACCTTCCAGGTAGAGACGGTCGAAGCGATGCGTGAACTCACATTGGTGGCTGACGAAGATGCTCCTACCCTTGGGGAAGGGGAAGAGGCAGCGAAGTGAGTCACCGGGGCCGCCGTTAAGCGGGGCGGCGGCCCCACCTTTTAGACCAGGGTGGTTATCCTTTGTCCGCCCCAAGAAGTCCAGCAGGGGGGCATGTGGATGGTCGCATAGATGCCTTACTTTTTATTATGCAAGCAGAAGACAACAACGACGATTACAACGAAGACTATGAACGCATTGATACGTTTCAGCTTGTGTTCCAGATGACCCAGAACCTGGGCGGCCTGAGGAAGGGCAACCTTTCGAAGATGGCCTACGTCTACGGAACCAGCCGATCCCGGCTACGTAGCATTCTGAAACGCGAAGCAAAAGCACCTACTCTCGATACTTTGGTGTCATGGATCAACAGGGTGTACAGGATGACTGGAATGAAGGTTGTCTTGACGATTACCCCGGATCTAAAAATGCACTACAGCATTGTAGACAAGGACAATGTTTCAGTCGATGGCGTGATCGTTCCGCCCAAAAACAGTTTGTAGCTGATCGTCTGATCGACTACAGAGCAAAGCCCCTTAGGGATTGATCCCCCTAAATAGTTGGGCTCCTGACTGAGCCCACCGGGTTTCCGGTGGTGCTCTTTTAGGAGCCCGTCAGGAGTCTAACATGTGGATACAGCAAGCAAAAACAGCCCCGATAACTTCGATAGCATCACAGCTTCAGTACAATCGTGGCAACGGTCAATCACTATCACCATGCCCAAGTTGCGGTCTTTTAGAGCGCGGGTCACGCGACAAGAAACGTGGGCCTATTGGTTTCGGTCGAAGTGAAATGGCATGGCAGTGTCACCAGTGCGGTGCAAAAGGCGATGTCGTTGACTTCGTTTCATATCATTATTTCCAACAACCTCTACGAAACCTCAAGCGCGAAGAGCAGTCAGTAGTCCGAGATTGGTTTGCCGAACAGGGATACTGCACTCCTTCTGGTGTGCCATCTCATGTGCAGCCGGATCCGAAAAATCGTCCGCGTGTCAATCAACCCCCAACACAAGGATACGTTCGACCGCCGGAAGACGAGCTTAACGAGCTTTGGTCACGCACAACTTCATTCGAAGAGGCTCTTCAGCAGCCTGCTACCTGGAGCAGCCGACTGAGCAAATGGCTGATTGGAAGGAGGTTTGCTCCCGCAGTGCTCGACAGTACACATTGCGTTCGAGTCCTGCCGATTCCAACTGAATACAAATATCCAGAGTGGTTTCCTCATCAATGGGGCGGCGTGTACCGCATTGCTGCACCATGTTTCGAACCGGATGGATCATTCGCCAGCATTCATTGTAGAAGCGTCACGTACACCAAAGGTCGCCAACCGTCAGGATCAAAGACAAGGTGGCCTACTGGTTACGAGGCCGGTGGATTGTTGATGGCCAACGAAAGCGCCCAACGACTCATGAAGCAAGACATCGATAATGACCTTCAAGGATTTTTGATTTGCGAAGGCATTACCGACTTCATGCGTGCATGTGAGCAGGCTTTTCGAGAGTCGCTCAAGCTTGCAATTGTTGCCGGTACTTCAGGGAGCTACAAATCTCTTGGTAAGATCGACATCCCTTCTTCTCTGAAAATATTCATAGCAACCGACACAGATGATTCCGGCGATGCATATGCGTCAGAAATCTGCGACCAACTTCCCCAACACACATTGTATCGCGTACCGCTGGAGCAAAAAAATGGCTGATTTAGATGAGGTTCTCGCCGCTGGACAGACTCGACTCGCAGACTTGCTGCACATTGCTGAAAATCAGAACTGCATCAATCAGCCCACAAGCCAAGCACAGGAACCTGAACTCTCAGAGCATGAGTCAGATGATCGGATCGTAGACATTCTCGATCAGTACATGGATCGAAACGGTCAACCTTCTGGTCGGTTTCGCAAAAACAAGAACAACCTGTACATCATCCTTAGAAGAGATCGAAGATGGCGTGGCCGGGTCTGGCTAAACAGCTTTACCAATACGCTCAAGATCGATGATCGCGACTACAAGGACACAGACGATACGAGAATATCTTTGTGGGTCTCTCGTTCCTATGGTCTTGAGTACGGTGAGGCGGCTGTAAGCTCAACCGTCCAACTCATTGGTGAAGAGAACAAGCGGAACCCACTATTGGAGTGGCTGGATTCGATAGAGTGGGATGGGGTCAATCGTCTCAACTCTTGGGTCGTAGAGGCGACGGACTGTGAGGACAACGAGCTTAACCGAAAGATGGGCGAGAAATGGCTTATCCAGGCGATTGCTCGTGCATACGAGCCCGGCTGTAAGGCGGACTGCGTTTTGATCCTGGCTGGCGCTCAAGGCGCAGGCAAGAGCACTTTGTTCAGGACTCTGGCAACTGATGAATACTTCGCGGATACGCCGCTCGACATCGGTTCTGCCAACTCCTACAGCCAGATTGCTCGCGCTTGGATCTATGAGGTAGCCGAGTTGGACTCTGTTCGTCGATCAGCTAACAGCGCAACCAAGGCGTTCCTCAGCGCCCAGGAGGATAACTTCCGGCCTGCGTATGGTCGTCACGCGATCACCATCAAGCGACATGTAGTGTTCGCAGGAACGACGAATGAATCCCAGTTTATCAATGATATGACTGGATCGCGTAGGTATTGGCCGATCAAAGTAGACGCGGTCAATCTTAACTGGGTTCGAGAAAACAGAGATCAACTTTGGGCTGAGGCTATACTCGCGTACAAAAATGGTGAGACTTGGTATCTGGATAAAAAGCTCGACAAGGTTCGACATGATTCGAGCAAGATATACCGACAAGACGACCCATGGTTGGAACCTATATCGAGCTTCCTAATGCTAAATCGTGGTTACGTGACAATGACTATGGTTATGGAAGATGGGTTAAAAATCGAACGAGGACGAATGAATAGACGAGATGAGATGAGAATATCAGAGATACTTAGGGAGCTTGATTACGAAAAGAAAAGGATGACCGTAGGCGGAAAAAGAAAGTATGTCTGGGCTAAAAATGAAATACTAACAATGAAAAGTAAGGAAGCATGATGAGTCAAGGAAGAGTAGCTATGGGTGGTGGGATGTTCCTCGAGCCCGGAAGTAATAATGAAGAAGATATTTTGAGTAGATTTAAACTGTTGAACCCAGAATATAAGATGGCGATTGGGCTGCGGGAGAAGGGTAAGTTTATCGCTTTACCCGATAAGTACATCAACGCATGCCATCGCATTCCACATGAGCACCCCTGGGGCGGAGGTCTTGCGATTCCGAGGAAGGCTGCGGCACAAATCAATCTCGGATCTTTCGCTGATGTGAGAACAGAGCCACAAGCTGAAAGTCTTAAGTTGGCATCAGGTTTCAGCCTGAGAGATTATCAACAAGACGCATTAGACGAGTGGGTCAAAAGTGGTGGCGAGGGCGTAATCATTGCACCGTGCGGTGCCGGAAAGACTGCTATCGGACTAACGGCAGCAACGGTATTCGATACGAAGTGCTTGATCTTGGTTCACACCAACGATCTGGCTGTCCAGTGGATGAATCGATGCAAGTCAATGCTCGGTACGGAGGCAACGCAGTATGGCGCGGGTAAGAAAGATGACTCGGGACGGATTGTTGTCGCAACTTTCCAGACTCTTGAACGAATGTCATTTACAGAACGGTACAAGTTCGGGCGTCAGTTCGGAATGTGTATTGTTGATGAAGCACACCACGTTCCAGCGCACACCTTCTGCTCAGTTATGTTCTGTATGCCCGCGCGATACCGACTCGGACTAACGGCCACGCCGAACAGACCAGATGGCCTAACATCCATTTTGTGGTGGCACTTTGGACAAGCAGTATACGAAATCACTAACGCACAGCTTGCCGGATCTGGGCACGTTGTTCCCCCTCGAATCGAGTGGTTCTTTACTGATTTTGCGGGGCCGCTACACCGAGTGGACTGGTCTAAGCTCATCACATTGATGACAACGGATGAGGATCGTAATCAAAAGATTATCGATCGTGTCGTCCAGGCTTGTCGCAATAACAGGCAGGTCCTGGTCTT